GTCAAACCTGTCGAGCCGCTCGTCTCCGCCCCGATCATCGAAGCGTGGGACTTCGGCTTCAGCAACCCGGCGGTCCGTTGGAGCCAGATCACCCCGTGGGGGGCGTGGCATATCCTTGGGGAGCTGCAGGGCCGCAACGCCTACCTCGAAGATTTCATCCCCAAGGTGCTGGCGAAACGGAAGGCGCTGGTCCAGCACGGCCAGCCTGTGTGGGTCACCTGTGACCCGAGCGGGGTCAGCCCCACCAGTCACGGCACCCGCCGCACGGCGGTCGGCCTGTTGAACGAGCAGGGCATCTACCCGACCATCACGCCGAAGGCGAACCGTGCGGAGCAGAAAGTCTACGCCATCCAGCACTTAGCACGCCTCATGCTTCGCCTGACTCCGGATGGACCCGCTCTTCAGGTCCATCCCGATTGTGTTACCATTACAGATGGATTCGCTACGGGGTATGCGTATCCAGAGAAGCTCGTGCGTGGGTTGCAGATTCCGGCGAAGGACGGCTTCTACGACCATCTGCAGAACACGCTGGAGTATGCGGTGCTGGCGTTCCTCATCCCCGAACACCCGGATGTCGTGCCGGTGGTCGAGGTGGATGAGGATGAGGACTTGGACTACAAGACGCGGCGGGGCACAGTCTCCAGCCGTTCAGGTTACTAACATGGCCAAGAAGGACGAGAAAGACTCTATCCTCAACAAGATGCAGGGACCGCGTGTCGATCCGCTCCGCGTGGGCCTGCATGATTCACTGAGCAAGCTGGCGATGAAGGCCAGACGCCTTCGGGCGCACGGAAGGGCGGGAAATGAAATACATCTTCTACGTAAATCCAAAGGACCGCGCTAGTGCGGACCCCTCTGGCCATGAACTACGGACGCTGAAACGCATTCCCGTCAACGTCTATTTCCTGCTCATCAAGAAGGAACCGACCGATGCCAAAAAGGAAGAGAGACCCGTTCGAGGTGAAACTCACACCGGAGCAGCAGAAGCAACTGACCATCCGGCTGTGTGAAGAGATTCAGGGGGCGTTCGACGCTCGGCAGCTGATTGTCGGCGAAGACCAGCGGCTCGACTACTGGCATCGCATCTACGAGGGCGGGGACCGGGAACTCACCAAGCAGTATCCGTGGCCCGGGGCCGCGAACCTGACCAGCTGGATTGGCACGGAGAAGGTAGACGCTTTCCGCGCTCGTGTCGTCAAAACGCTCTTTACCGAACCTATCTGGATTGTCAGCGGCTGGCAGTCGGACCCGGAGCGGCTGGCCTTGGTGGAGTCGTTCCACCAGTGGACGGCGGAGGAAGAGCGGCTGCAGGTCAAGCTCAGCAAGGTGGTCCACAACGCGCTCATCGAGGGCACGGGTGTGCTGGAAGTCAGCGAACGCCCGGTCGTGCGGCGGCAGCGCCAGCGGATGATGGCCGCGCTCATGACCAACCCCGAGGGGTTTGTCATCACGGACGAGAACGGCAAGCCGCAGATCCAGACCGACGAGGAAGGGAATCCGGTTCCCGCACCCCCGGGCACGGACCCGGCGCTCATGCAGTCGGTCACCGTGGACAACATCATCAAGGTCCGCTCGGGGCCGCAGTATCGGGTCGTCTGCCTCAAGGACTTCTGCATCCTGCCCGGCCACGCGCAGGAGAAGGAAGATGTGTGGGGCTACGCCAAGCGGTTCTGGAAGCGCATGCCCGACCTCCTGAACCTCCAGCAGCAGGGCGTCTACATGAACGTCGATGAGCTGGGCGAGGACAACGAACGCGAGATGACGACCGAGCTGATGCGGGAGGGCCAGAACGTCCCCGACCAGCGCGGGGCCAGCGCCGAGAAGGAACTCTTCGAGCTGACCTACCTCGATGACCTCGACGGCGACGGGATTCAGGAGTGGTATGTCGTCACCCTCTCCCTCAAGAAGCAGGTGCTGCTCCGCATCCAGCGCGACGACCTCGGCCAGTCCCGCTACCTGCTCTTCATCCCCTTCCCGCGCACCCGCTTCCTCTATGGCTACTCCCTCATCGGCCACAAGCTGGAGACCATCATCGAGGAACACACCGCATGGCGCAACATGATCGCCGACCGCGTGAATCTCGTCATCAATGCCCCACTGAAGCGGCTCGTTGGCTCACTCTGGAACCCCCGCTCTCAGCCCTTCGGCCCGGGCACGGTCATTGACGTGCGGGAGATGAACGAGGTTATGCCGATGACCATTCCCGACCTGCCCAGCTCGGTGGTTCACCGCGAGGGCTCTGTCTTACAGGCCAGCGAACGGGTGGCCGGGATGGTCGATACCGCTGCAGGGACGCACCCTGCCGCCGACCGGACGCTTGGCGAGGTCAAGACGGTCCACGGCGAATCCCTTATCCGTATCGAGGAAGTCATCAAGCACCTGCAGGAAGCGATGGAAGACCTGTTCACGGTGCGGCACGAAATCTGGAAGCGGACGCTCAAGGAGCAGCCGCAGGATGTGCCGTCTGACTTGCTCGTCTCGATGGAGAACCGGGGCTTCGACATGGCCCAGCGGCTCCTGACGGCGGACGACTTAGAGGGCATCTATCGGGGCAAGCCGCGCAACAGCGTTGAGACCGCTGACTATTCGGTTATGCGTCAGGACTACATTGGACTGATGACCGCACTAACCCAGTTTGCTCAGGCGGTTCCGATGTTTGGTGCCCTCTTCCAAGACCCTGAGCTGGGCAAGGCGCTCATCTCGCAGGCCATCCGCATCTTCCGCTGGGAGAACAAGGAAGCCTTTGAGACGGCGCTCAAGAAGGCCGCTCAGAAACTCATGCAGCAGCAGCAGTTGGCGCAGCAGATGCAGGCGATGGGGTTGCCGCCTCCGGGTCAGCCGGGGGGACAGGGGTCACCACCGAATCGCCCGGGCGCGGGACGCCCACCGAAACCCGCCGGTCGGCAGCCGATGGGTCAGCCCAACAACGCGACAGGCCCGGGACGGCCCAGTGGTCCGATGACTCCGAAGCTCCCGGGGGGAGGTAGCCGGTGAAGTATAGCAACGAAGAACAGGTTGAGGCGCTGAGAGCCCTCATCATCTCGGACGGGTGGCATGTTTTGCGTGAGCATGCGATGGCCGTCCACGCCCCGGACAAAGTGCTTGACCGCCTCGGGGCCGCCATGCAGAACGCACCCGATGCCAATCGGTATGGGGCGCAGGCAGCGGCGATGGTCTCGGAGTCCCGTGCTATCAAAGGGGTCTTCGAGTTGCCACAGGCGCTCATTGACGTGCTATCACGCGAAGAAGGCGGTGACTAATGGAACTGCGAATACTCGGCGACCGGGTTCTGGTTGAACCCATCACGCCGAGACGGGAGATGCCAGAGGGTCTGGTTGCTCCTGATACAGCCGTGCCGGAGGCTGAAGTATCCGGTAGGGTAGTGACACTGGGCAGCAAATACGACGGACCTTGCACCTTCGGGGATGTCGTGGCGTTTTCCAGTGTAGCCGGGCAGGAGGTAGCCTACAACGGTAGCCGTTACCTCATCATACCGGGATCGGAAATCCTTGCCATACTGACGTAGCTTGACTACGATTCAAGGAGTCTCACATGAGCGAAGAACTGAACATCGATACCGAGCAAGACGACGTAGAGAAACCAGAAGGGGAACCCGAATCCGACGAACCGGAAACGGATTCCGAACCTGAACGGTCAGGAGACCCTGCGAAGGCGCTCCGGGCCGAGCGTGGGAAGCGCAAAGAGGCTGCCAAGAAGGTTGCCGCACTGGAAGCACAGGTGCAGCAGCTGCAGGGCATGGCCAACGAATACCAGCAGATTCTTCCCATCCTGCCCCAGCTCATCGAGAAGGCGAAGAAGGCCGACCAAGCCATCCCCCAGCAGCAGATGCAGCAGAAGAACGCTGAGCTGGTGGCCGTGGCCAACGACCTTGGCTTCGTCAACGAGCTGGGCGAACCCGACGTAGACCGAGCGGCCCGTGTGCTGGGCTATCTCGACAAGCGAGCTGGGTCACTCGTCAACCAGCAGCTGACACCCGTCAAGAAACAGACGATGCAGCATCAGGTAGAGGCCGTGAAGGAACGGGCCTACGGTGCCGTGGACAACGAGGGGCGACCCTTTGCAAAGAAGGCCGCGATTGACGAGGTCTTCAAGTCCATGCCGCCGGAAGCCCTGACGGATCCGAACACGGCGTCCATCGCGCTCCTTATCGCCCGAGGGCTGATGGGACCGGGCGACCTGCCCGACGAACCCACCTTCATCTCAGGTGGGGGTTCGATGCCGGGGGGCACTCCCCGCCTGACCGACTTGGAGAAGGCCATCGCCAAGATGCGTGGCAAGTCCGAGAAGGATTACGCGAAGGGTGTCGAGAAGATGGCCCCGCCCAGTGCGGCGGGTTGGTCCGTAGAGTAGGGGTGCGACGATGGCGAAGAAGAAAGTCACAGACGTAAAGGTTGATACGGCGGGTCTCGCTGAGGTAGCCAAGGAAGTCGAAGAGGCTCCTGCGCTGCTGCAGATTTGGGAGCGCCGTCTCACGAATCCACTGGCCAATGTCGGGCCGAATATCGAACTCAAGCAGCGTGGCTACGAGCTGCGCTGGGTGAACACCTCCCGACAGGGCCGGTTCCATGTGGCCACCACCCAGCAGGGGTGGGTGCCCGTGAAGCCCGAGGAACTCAATGGCGACATCGAGAACCTCGGCTTGACCGACCAGAAGGACGGCATGGTCCGCCGGGGCGTCCGGGGCGAGGACATCCTCGTCAAGATGCCGTCCGATGTGTTCAACCGCATCCGGGTCAAGAAGTCCGAGATGGTGGTCAAGCAGCTCAAGAAGACCCGGGAAAACCTCGCGGAGAGTGCGGCCAATCGCTTCGGCGAACAGGCAGCCGACTTCGTGATGGGGAAGGGGTCCGACAATGTCGGGGGGCTCCGAGGCGACATCTCGGGGCAGATCGGCAAAGTAGACGCCTAGCGGGGGGAGGGGGGTTGACAGCCCCCCTACCTTCGTGTTATGTTCGATACGTCGGGTGCCCGGCCCCCGTTACCAACGCCGTTCCGTGGTCCGCCACGCCAACTAATAACCAACAACTTTTGAGGAGAGGTTTACTCTCATGGCGACTTTGGTAATCAACGGCAACAGTTACGTCCGTCCGTATCGGTTTGGGCGGATTGTCCACTACACGCCCGAAGCCAGCTCGACCTACGAGCCGGGCGATGTGCTTATCCCCACCGCTGACACCGACCAGCCGGGCACGGTCAAGATTTCCGGCGCTCTGGTCGATGCCTCTGTGGTCGTGGGTGTCGCTGCAGAAGCGGCCCCGTCCAGTGGCAAGGGTGCAGTGTGGGTGGCTGATCAGGATTCCGAGTTCCGCGCCCACATGGTTGACGGCGTGGCGACGACGGCTGGTCTGCCGGGCACGTCGGCGGGTCTCGTGCTTGACACGGACAAGGACGTGTATCGGGTCATCACCACGGACACGGCGAACGACGCTTCCATCGTGATCACGGAAGTCCTCGGGACCGTGGGCGACACGAATGGCGAGGTCGCGTTCCGGTTCAAGAACGCTGCCACGAAGATTTACGGCATCTAGTTCTTGATGTAATCAAAGGAGACCTACTATGGCTCAGGTTCGCGGCACTTTCCCAGCACTATACGACAACATCGACAAAGTTGTCCACACCATCCTGAAGGATGCGTTGAAGGAGAACCCGTCGATCTTTGGTCGTTACTACAATCAGCAGACCTCGGATCGCAAGTTCGAGCGTCACCAGACGGTCACGCCGTTTGGCAACGTCCCTGAGAAGCCGGAAGGCGAGGTCTACAGCCTCGACATGATCCGCCCGGCCTACAGCAAGGACTTCACGCATGTCGAGTTCGGGATGGGCTTCGAGGTTACGGAGACTGCCCTTGAAGACGACCAGTATGACCAGCTGAATCGTTCGGCTGAGTGGCTGGCGTTCTCAGCTCGGTATGTGCAGGAAGTTCGCGCTGCGGCCCCGCTGAACAACGGCTTCACGACGGAAGTGACTGGCAACGGCCAGCCGCTCTTCGACACTGCCCAGCCGCTGGCTGGCGGTGGGACGGCCTCCAACGAACTCAGCCCGGCGGCTGACCTCTCGTTCACCTCGCTGTCGAATGCGATGATTCAGTCGCAGACCGACACGAAGATCGAGTCGGGCCAGCTCGTTGCTCCAATCAAGGGCTGGATTCTGGTGGTGCCTCCGGCTCTGGAGTTCACGGCCTACCAGATCATCAACTCGGCAGGTCTGCCGGGCTCTGCGGACAACGACACGAACCCGCTGAAGGCTCTCCGGAGCATTCAGATCGTGGTCAACCCGCACCTCACAGACACCGATGCGTGGTTCCTCATTCCGGCGCAGAAGTCAATGCACGGGCTGCTGACCTACGTTCGCAAGCCGATCACGCAGATTCCTGCGGCGGTGGACCCCTTCACGGGCAACAAGATCGTGAAGGTTCGGTTCCGTCAGTCGTGGGGTGCGTGGATGTGGCAGGGGCTCTTCGCATCGGAAGGAGCGTAAGTCATGGCGACAACTACCTTCAGTGGTCCCGTAGTGTCCCAGTCGGGATTCGACGGTGCCATCGGTGGCACGACTCCTGCGGCGGCAGTTGTCACGACGCTCACCGCGTCAAGCACGGTCATCATGAGTGGCCTCCCCACGGCGGATCCGTCAGTGGCCGGGGCGCTCTGGATCGACACGGGCGCAGCGCGAGTGGTCAAAGTGTCAGCTGGCTAACATGGATGGGGGGTAGGGTTCGCCCTACCCCCGGTCCTGTAAAGGAGTTCCGTCATGGCTGATCGTGTTCCCGGTAATGCCCCTATCATCGCAACAGAGGGGTCCAAGACCAATCCCAGCGCAGCCACGCTGATGGCCGACACTGATAGCCTGCCGTTTGACGGACTCTATCAGCTTCGCGTCATCGCTGGTGGCTCAGCAGCTGGCAGCTTCGATGTGCAGCGTCGGAATGCCGCCAACGACAGCACGCTTACGTCGTTGCTCGTCTACACGCCAGCTGGCGCATCGGGCGAGTTCGTCGTTGACCTACCCGGTCTCAAGACAGAGCGGTTTCGCGTTGTCATGCCCAGCGGTCTGACTGGCACAGCAGCAGCGTCCATTCAGGCCGAAGTGATAGCTTAGGAGACATCAATGCCCAAAGGCCAGACTTACGAGACCGACATCCTCCTGCTCCTGTTCAACGCGACGGCGATTGCCAACATCGCGCAGAACAACGGGACCGCGCCCGAAACGTCACTCGGCGTGGCGCTGCACACCGCAAGCCCGGGTGAGACAGGCACGCAGCTGACGAACGAGGCGGCGTATGGTGCGTATGCGCGAACAGACGTAGCGCGAACCAGTGGTGGGTGGACCGTTGGCACCAGCACGTGCAGTCCGGTGGCGAACATCGACTTCGTTGAGGCCACGTCAGGCTCCGAGACGGAGACCGATTTCAGCATCGGCAAGGCATCGAACAACGACCTGTTCTACTATGGCGCTATCTCGCCGACCATCGCGGTCAGCACTGGCGTCACTCCTCGAC